TACTTCTTCTTTATTTGCTTTAGTGCTATCTGTTCCTAAGTTTTGGTACATTATAGCATCTATTTCTAATATTTCATCTATTCTTTGTAGCACAGTCTTTTGATAGTCTGCAGCTATTTTTAGTATTTCTTCTTTGTTCATACCCAAACTTACAAATAATGTTGTTAAATACTTGTTAAAAAGAATATTGGTAAATGTATTGTATTTCGGTATATTTCTTGTACCTTTGCCTTAACGGTTTAAAAAACATCTAGTAATTTATAACCTAAGTTTATATTTAAAAATAAAACAGAGTATAAACCTAAAAATAAATACAGAAATAAGAAGCAAATTAATTATTAACTATAGCTATGTTTAAAAAACATATATACTCTATATTAAAAAAAAGGAGTTTTTATAGTATTGTGAAATACTTTTTGTAGAATTTAGCCAATATAAATAAAACAACTAAACCTATCCCTATATATATAAAAGTAGTATCTATTTTTACTTTAGATTTTACTTCTGTGTTTAAGGTAGTTGTTACATCTGCAGTAGATGTTAATACATTGCTTTGTATGTCTTTTATAGACGTTTTAAGAGTGGTTTTGTCTTTTATAGTAGTAAGTACTTTAACATTGTAAAAGGTTGTTGTATTGCCTTTAGAATCAATTATTTTTATAGGTAGTGTAGAATCTAAAGAAACTAGGTTTAATGTTTCTATATTGAAATATGTAGTGCTTGAATCTGTTACCGCTTTGTTTTGGTTTATAAGTACGGTTTCTTTTATCTCTATTTTTTTTTCTGTCTTAGTAAATGTTTTCTTTTTACTTCCACAAGACAAAACTGCACCACATATGATAATATACATTAAGCGTTTTACCATCTAGCTTTATCCCCTCTTATATCATAGTGTATAAAATCCTCATATAGACCTAAACCACCCTCTAACATTTTACCATCTTTTATAAGTTTTAAAATAGCTTTCTGTACTTGTTTAGGGCTTTTACCTTTTACTTGTATATCTGCAGCTTTGCCTAATAAATGCTGGCTGTTTAATTTACCTCCTATAGACTTGTTGTGCGGTTCTGAACGGTAAGCACTGGTTATGTGTATAGGTGCGTTTAAAACGCTTCTAAGGGCTTCTAGTTGTAATGCTAGTATCTTTATGTTAGCCCAAACTTCTTGAGGCATACCAGCACCATCTTTGCTATTAAATTCTTCTTTACTAAAGTGTTCTGTTAATTCCATTTAAAACTTTTTATCTTTATTTGATTTTATGACCGACCTTAAACCATCTATGATAGTGTCTGGTGCAAATAAAAAACCAATACCTACAATTAATAGTATAGCAAACTGAAAGACTTTACTGTCTTGAACAATAAATATATAAGAAATAGCAGCTATTAAAACCAATATTCCTAATGCAGTTGTTTTCCAGCTTTCTACTATATTTTTCATTTCTTATTTTTATACATTAAGTACCATTTATGGCTTGTATATCCAATAGCAACCGCTGTTAGTAATATCTTTAATATTATGTCTATTTGCATAAAGTTAAAGCCTAATGTTATAACATTTATAAAAGCGATTTTAAGGTCAGAAGTAGTCATTTAAGTCAATATTGTATAGTTAAATTATTTGTTAGAACTGATTAGCAAAAGCCATATATATATAAGTTCCAGTATTAGCGTTTGTATCTGCGTTTGTGCTTTTTAACTGAAAAGTTGTTGAATTAAAGTCAATGTCATTTGCGGTGCTTTCTGCTGCTGAAAGGTTAGGGTTTAGTGTTTTATCAATAGGATTAGAAGTATCTCTTTTATTATCTAATATTACCCAATTCCCAGTACTGTCTGTTCTTTTAATCATTACAAAAGCTGGTTCAAAATCAGTTGTAACAGTTGTTCCAGTAGCAGAACCATTACCACTATAACTACCAATCTTACTAAACCCAGCTACTGAGTGAAAGCAGTAGGCTATAACGTCATTGTTATTGTTGAAAACTGTGGGATTAAACCCTATTAAGTTATTTGACCAATTTGAATAATTCCATAAACTTTCACCAGAATCTACAGATGCAGCAGAAGTGTTAAGTAGAATATAGGTTTGGTCTAAATCAATAAAATCTTTATGCCAAACAGCCCAAGTATGTCCATCTGCATTTGGCTTGCAAATTAACATTTCTGCTTTTTCAGACAGTCCGTGCCCTAACGTGGCTGTGGTTGTGTCACTATTAAAATTAACAACACTAAACCCAGCATCTACATTAGCAGACACCTCAGAATCAATATCTCCCGCTGTGTTAGTTACAGCAGCACCACCAGCTTTCCAACACCAAGCTACGACATTTAATCCATTTGCATTTTCGCCATAATTCGCCCCTAATGTAAATCCATCTGTATTAAAAGAAGTTATGGAATCTGAAACATATCCCTCTGCGGCTGCACTATTAGATAAAATATAATTTCCCGCTCCTCTTATGCTGTCATATAATGCGTGGTTGCTCTCTACATCTCGGAGTTTAAACCAAACTAAATCTGGTTGAAAACCTACACCAGTAATAGATTGAGTAGTTCCATTACCAGTATAAGTAACAGTATTAAAACTTGCACCACCGCCTTCATCATTGCTTTTTATTAATCTTTTTCCAAACATTTATTAATTATTAAAGGTTGGTAAATCATAAGTAAGAATCGCTTTCTTTGTAGTTAAAGCCTTAATTTCTGCCCTTATTGTATTGCTTTGTGTTCTTAAATCTGCTCTGCTATCTATAATTTCTTGTGGAGCAACTTCTCCGCTATCCATTTGCCTAATCACAACCCAATCTGTTTTTTGTAATTGGCTACCTATAATAGATTTTAAATTGCTTATTTTTTGTGTTTTTATTTCTGCTAAAGTTTGAGCGATAACCCTATCTACAACATCGTATGTATAAACATTATCAACTAATTTAATAGCAGATAACTCTTCTACTCTTGAATCATAAGTAGGCGTTACAACATCTTTAAAGCCAAAGCCTTCTTTAATATTAAAATGCGTTCCGTTTTCATCAGTCCAAACACTTGGTATTTTACTAAATGTTTTTATATTTCCGTTTAAGTTTATTGCTACCATATTATATTGCTTTTGAGATTGAATACCAGTATTCTGTTGCACCAGTTACTACTATTTGTATTAAATTAGAGACAGTACCGTCGTAAGCACCAGCAACCGTTGTACCAGCTGGAAGCGTTAAAGCAAAATCTCCAGTAATAACTAAGTCCTTAACCATACCTATACCAGTATTTGCAAATGTTAAAGTAGTGGCTGCTACTAAAGTCTTTGTGAATACTTGAGCAGTACTAAAGTCTACCTCTGTGGTTAAAGCTGCACTTGTTTTAAACTCATTAGCAAGCCTAGCATAAGACGTAAAGCCATCTGCATAAACTTCTGAGAAGTTATCATTAGTTTTTCCAAAAGCTATACGAATCGGGTCTCCATCTCCATCGTTAGCAAATGCTCCTATTCCTATTACTTGTTTTGCCATCTTTTACTTTATTTAAAAACAATTTTAGTTTCTCTATGTTTTCTTTTTTTACCTTGTATCTTTTCATTGATAATTTATTGTCACAATTACGTTCTTCTAAATAACCCACCCAGTGAAATTAGACTCTTTATCTGGGTACATATCAGCATTACTATTGGAATTATATTCTGGATAGGTAGACTGATTAAAACTCATAAAGTCAATAAACCTTCTAGTGTAATGCTGTGCTATGTCTCTTTCTTGTTCTGCTAAATAATCAACTTCATCTTTAGTTACCGTTTCACTACTTTCGCTTGTATGTTTGTAAATACCACCATTAGACACCGTATAAGCCAAGAATGGTAGCATTTCCACTTGTGACCAATGTATAGTCATAGGTTTAATGTATGTTTCTAGTAAGGTCTTATATGTAGGGTTTGCATCTAAAGCATCTGTAGTTATTAATGTCTCTATTTTTTCGTATAACTGCGTTCCTAAATAGTTCTGTATGTGAATTTCTTGTGCTACCTCAATCCATTGTATAAATTTATCAGTATCTAGGTTTCCGCTAAATACACTATATCTTTTAAGGTCTTTTGGTGTTATAAATAACGCTTTAGCCATTAGTTAAATCTTTTGTTAGTTGGTAAAAATCCTCTGTTTGGCATATCCATTGGTTTCATAGCTACCTCTTTAGGGTTTCGTACTCTTAATCCATCTCTTTCAGCTTGGTTAGTAGATACTTGTGGTGCATTAGGATTGTTTACATCTACCTTTACAGTACTTGCAAATGTTTGCCTTAACCATTTATGGTGGCAGTCTCCACCGCCTTTATAAAGCCATATAGAATAAGTGTCAGCACCCCTAGCACCCCATCCAGCATTTACTACTTGGTTTTCCATAGCTATTAAATCCTCTTTTCTGTATAGCTTGTCAGCTGCTACCATCTTTTCACAAAAAGGTCTGCTATCAGCACTTGTAGCTAAAGGTGTGTATCTGTAACGAACCTTGTATTTTAAATTACCTATTTCTTTGTCTTGTTCGCTTTTACTGTTAGGTCTAGCGGTTCCCGTACTTACAAAATTCCAAATTTTAGATAATACAGATTGTTTAGGGTTGTTTAAAGCCTCTATTTCTGCGTCTAATTTATCTTCTGTATCATAATCCACCTCTTTAGAGTCTATTAACTTCCATTCCTCGTCTAAATCTTCTC